GCAAGAACTCTGAGCGTGCGAAAGCCAGCATGAGGAGATGGAAATGCCGATGACTGCACCTGCCAAGCGTGGCCTGTACTACAACATCAACAAGCGCCGGGAAGCTGGCCTGCCTCCCAAGAAGCCTAGTCAGGAGGGTTACCCCACCCGCCAGGCGTTTATCGACAGCAAGAAGACTGCTCGCAACGCTCGGTCACACAAGCGTTGAAGATGTAAGACCAGACCGCACCTCCCGCCACTTTTGCCACAAACTGCATCAGAACGATGTGTGGCATCAGAGCGCCGAATGCGATGGTTGGAAAGATGAGAGAGTCAACCGCTGCTCCAGCAACATTGGAAACGTTGGCTCTTTTTATCCATTGGCCTGTCATCTTTGTGAACACGGCCCAATCCACTACCGCAGCCGCAGTAAATGCTACTGCAGAAGCTATGGCGATCATCTGTGCTGATGGGTTGGCAAGATAAGTAATCCCACCAGAAACCAGGATTAGCGCAAACATCTGCTTTTGATTGATCTTTGTATGCAGCCAGTCTCTGAGAGACAGGTCTAACCCTATGAGGAAGAAAGCATTGATTGGGCTTACCCAAGGCCCAAATGCTGCGATGGATAGGTTAGCCACCGTCATTGCGGCGGCATAGATCACGATTGAAATGTAAAGCACAGCTCCTCCTGAGTGTCTATAAATACTGGCGCAGAGTTGTTGGCCTCAATCCTCTCTGCAATGACCTCTGCTCGTTGGGCGGCAGTTGGAGGAAGGTAAGAGCCAAATCGACTGAGTGATCCTGAGTTCACAGCTGCGTTGGTGGAGTCAGCAGAAGAAAGAGGCAGCTTAGTAAAGATGTCGGGATCAAGCATTCTCAACCCGTGCAGCTTACAGATCGGCCTTCCCTTGTCATCACAGATGGCATTCATGGCTTGCTTCATCCTGCGCCACCATTGCTCAGTACCAGGCTGAGAAAACTCTCCACTTGATCCCAAAGCCACCGTCTTGAACTGTCTGGCTAGCCATGTCAGTCTTGGGGTGGGTTCGTGCATATGCCATACTGGGACGCCAGTAAGAACCTTTGGCCAACGTTCAACTAGCGCATCGTTTTCTTTATCTGTGCCATCAATGACATCCGGGATCAACGCAAAGTCAAAACCCGGATGTCGATGCCATTCAGCAACCCACTTGATATATCCATCAACATCTAACTTGCCACCCTGCTTCCAGACGGTGAAGGCTCCGTTATCTAGACAGAATGACTGGCACACCTCTGCGGCGATTGGCAAATCCTCTGGATAGGTGAATGGCACTAAGGCGTGCCTCCCGGCTAAAAACCGAGCGGCATCCTTGCGCTGTCCACCAATTGGTGTGCCGTGATAGTGGATCATGTTGTGGAAGACAAGCGTTGATTACTGCACCGTAGGCTCGGCAGGAGGCTGCTGAGGTTGTTGTGCTTGCACTTGCTGTGCGAGCTTCTGCAGCAGCGGGAAGGCTCCTGACTGGGTTGGGAGCTGCCCCAATACTTGCAGCAGGAATTGGGCTTCGTTGGGTTCTACGTCGAGTTTCATGTTGCGTCCTTACGGTGCGGGAATAAGGCCACCTTCAAAAAGGTAGCTGCCAAAATGACCGAGTTGCACCCACGGTGCAGCCCAGACATCTATCTTGTTGTCACGAGCGATCTTGCAGAAGGCATAGTCTTCTGACAGAAGACGGTTGCTTTCCTTCTCAATCATGACTGGGAAGTATTCGTAGATCAGGTCTTGCGGCTTGACGGTTCCTCCCAGGTCACCCACGTCATTGCGGTAGGTCTTGACCTTCTTGCTGAGCTTCTCAAACACCTCGCGTTTGATGAGCATGAAGCCTGTGCCACCGTTCATCACACGCAGAGGCTTGTCCACAGGCACCACCACTTGGCCCTGGTAGTCCAGCAGGTTCACCACCATAGAGCCTGTGTAGCGTGCGAGTTCGTTGGCAGGCACACCCTCGTTGGCAGATGCGTGCACCAGTCCCCAGTTGATTTCCTTCTTGGGATAGATGCCGCAGATGATGTCCTTGTCTGCCATGACCAGAGACACGATGTCGGCAGGATTGAACTTGATGTCAGCGTCTATGAACATCAGGTGAGTGCACTCAGGCCGCTTGGAGAAGGCGTGCACGAGTGCATTCCTGGCTCGCTGGATGAGGCTCTCGTTGAACATGAAAGAGAAGCTCACGTCGATGCCTGCGTTGCGTGCGGTGGTTGGCACCTGCAGCATGGACTGGGTGTAGAAGCCTGTGCACATCCCGCCATACATGGGTGTGGCTATGAAGACGTGTGGCTTGATAGGTTCTTTCTTCTTTCTTGGCATGATGATTCCTTATGTGGTTAGGAGTAGCAGACTGTCAGCAACACGGGTCTGCCAGCCATGTCCTAACCAGCCGACTCAGAGTCGGACTGATCCTGCTGACTGGACGCCTGGTTATAGCCATCTTCATAGCCCAGGCGGTAGGCCAGTTCGTAAATCTCTTGCAGGCTCATGGACAGCAGTGTCAGGAGATGTCCTCTATCCTCAGCACATACCGGCCCTTGCTGTTCTTGCGCCATCCGTGTACCTCGACTCTGATGCCTGCGTCTCTGACCATCCCTATGGTGTCGGACTCCTGTATCTTTTTGATACGCGCAGCCACACCGGAAGCTGTCACCTGCACAGCCAGAACCTCATTCTTGCGTATAGCTAGGAGGTCACACCATCCCCACAAGTCCTGCCGGATACGGGCATGAGGGTTCCAGTGCTCGACGATAGCGACTCTGTAGCCCTGCTCACGAAGGTAAGCAAGGCTGCGCTGTGTAGGTGACAGACTAGCAGCCATCAGAAGGGGATGTCGTTATCGTCACGGCGCTTGCTGCGGTAGGCAGGCTCAACCTCACGAGGCCCAGACGCAGCTGCTTCCTCGCGCTTCTTGCGTGCCCAGGTATCTTCGTTAAGAGAGATCAGGTTGTAGCCCTTGCTGGTCTTGCGAATCCAGGCAGAGAGCTTGAGCTTGTCCCCAGCCTTGTAATCCATCTCAAGCATGACGTAGCCTTTGTACTCCGGATGCTTCTCGGACTGGCGCTCTACTTCGTAGTACATGACGCCACGGCCTGCACGATCTTCATAGTTGCTGTTCATAAGACTTTCCTTTTATCAGGTGGTAACGGGCAAATTCCTTGCCGTTGCTGTTGATGGTTTCGGTAACGATGTTGTGTCCTGCCTTGCGGAACTCTTCTATCCTGGCTGCAAGACGGAAGCACGAGAACTTGTCCAGTGCTTCCACAGCGGTGAGTGTGTTGCCTTGCAGCAGATGGTTCAGGATGAGGTTTCGCTGGGTTCCTCTTGTTGAGGCAGGACTGAGTGGGACTTTGGGTCGATGAATCCTCCTACTTTTGCGATGGCAGAGCGCAGCCTGACCAGTGAAGTGGAGTTCATCTTCTTGAGTTGATCTCCGTTGACGATCTTCAAGTCTTCCAACTTCACCTTCTTCTGCTCTTCTGTGAACTTGGCAGAGTTGGAGATACGCCCGATCATGTCTGCGTATCCTTCTATCCAGTCAGCCTCATCTGCGAAGTGAGAGTAAGGTTCTTCCTGGCCAGGGATGAACAGCGGCACAGAGTTGTCAGGCGGCAGCGGGTCTTCTATCGTGACCGTCACCTTGCCGCTTTCCACAACCTCTACCATGCCCATATCCTTAACCTTTGCAGGCTTGGAAGGCTTGTCATCTTTAAAGTCCTCCACCTCCTCGGGTGTGTAGACACCCACGACACATCCTGGATAGACGGTGCGGATACCTTCAGAGATCACACGAGCACGCAACATAGCGCGTGGATAGTTGCGCCAGTTGTCCTTGCCTGTGAGTCCGATCTTGGTGGCTTGTGCGAAAGTCCAGGTGATGGTCACGGTGCCACCTTGAGGGTGTGAGAACTCGCCTGTGACTTCTGCATCCTCGTAGACCTTCCACACCACCTTCCCGCCTGATGACTGGAACCTAGCGAGCATGGCATCGGCCTTGAGGGCCGGCCTGCCCTGGATGACGTGGTAGTCCCGTGCTGCGATAGCTGGGTGCATACCCTCAGCCTGTGCGATAAGCATCAGAGCTACGCCCTGCTCAGGTGTCTTGATGCCGAACAGACCGCTCTTGGCTACTGCTGTGGCCATGCGCTCTATGTCTGCGACTGGAACGATATTGCTCATGTTGTGAACCTCACTCATTTGATTAGGAAGCGTCTGCTTCCGGGGACTTCAACCTCGAACTGTTTATAGATGTCCGGCATGGAGGTCTTAAACAGCTCTGCGTTGAACTTGATAGACGGCTTGGCAGACTTCCAGGTGGCCAGCACCTTGCCGTCAAAGGTAGACAAGCTATCGTGTGTACCCATGTACTTTTGGATGTGCGTCTTGCAAGCCTCTTCCTGAGCCTCTAGCCGCTTGAGTTCACCCTTGATGTAGGACAGCTCGTCACACCAGCCTTCTATAGCCTTGTTGGCTACACGGGTCATGGCTTCTGACACCGGGAACATGGCTTTGAGTTCATCTGTGCTTTGAGGGTCAGCCTGTGTACCTGTCTGTACATGGCCCCAGAGAACTGCCATCTTCTGGATCAGTTCGTCCTTCTCGGCATCCTCCACCAGTTTAGGAATGAGGACAAACTCCTGACCACCAAATAGGACAGCCAGATATATCTTGCGGATACCCAGTACGGCTGCTTCGTGGACGAGTTGAGCAGCATCAGCAGCAGGCATGATTCCGCTTTCGTCAAACTTATTACGAACAGCAGCGTTGTAGTTCTTAGCTTCCACAAGAATCGGCTCACCATTTTCTGTGCCTGCGAAGTCGAAGTGAGAGCGGAACCAATCATGCTTAGGATGTGTGCGGAACTCTTCTATCTTGTTGAGTTCCACCTTGAGCTTGTTCTGAGCAAGACGCCCGATCACAGGCTCCATGACGTGACCCATCTGCACAGCTTCTACGTTGCTGAGATCAGGTGGTGGGAGCTTTCCTTGCTTTATGAGGATGACCTCGTTAGCGTGGCCTGATGCTGCACGCCTGGTGTCAGAAGCCCACCAGGCAGAGTTACGCACCTCTGGTGCAAAGTCGTTCATTTCATTTCTCCTCTTTGATAACTCTTGCAGCAAAGGCGAAGTAGTTGTTCCTGTGCTGTTGAGCGTTGTGCATCTCCATAAACTTCACGGCAAGGCGCTCACGCTCGGCAGCGGAAACGAGGGCAGCGAAGTGTTCTATCTGCTCCAGGGTGATTAGCCTGAAGTCAAAAGGGTTGTCGTTGGGACAGGCAATGACTGACTCTTGAGCCATCGCGATGATGTCGTCTCGGGTCACAGCACATCCTCCTGCTCGTCAGGCTCAGGAGGTGAGCCAGGGTTGTAGTCCCAATACTGGGCGCTGAGTCCACACGCATTTGCTGCGTGACTCATACGCTGTGTGAAAGCAAGGGGAAAGTGTTTCTGGCCGCTGACCGGGTGTATCCAGATCAGGGTAGGGCGGGTGCAGGAACCATCTTCCTGCGTGTGGGTGAAGGGCCGAAAGTGTCGGCAGTCTGAGCACAGCTTCATGAGAACCTCTCATCTAGTGGGTTAGGAATTACAAGGTTATGTGATTAGGTGCTAAGTGTCAAGCATCTTT